ATTTGTATTGTTTTCAACAATAAGAATTGGTTTCATTTATTAGATTTATTTTTTATTATTGTATATATTCCATCTTAAAAAACCCCCTTTTTTCAAGAAGGATTTTTTATAGATAAAAATAAAACTTAAAAAAAAATTAGAATATAAAGGTTTTATAAACTATGGAAAAGATTGAAATTATTCAAAAAAAAGAAGGTTTTATAAGGGATTTAACAAAATTTATTTTGGAAAAATCTTCTGAGGTTAAAAGAGATTTTATGATTGAAAAAGTCATTGATGATACTTCAACTCCTTTAAATATTTTGGATTATTTGAACAAATATAAAAAAGTATCATTACAAAATGTATTTGGAAGTACATTCCAATCCCATTATAGAACAAATGATAATATTTATGCAATATCACATTATATACATCATATTGAATTTGAAGGGGGTAAATTCTATGGGCACTTGGAACCCTCCGGTTATGGAGATGTTATTGACTTCAATAAAGGAGTGCTTCTACCAGTCTATTATAAATCAGACGAAAATTCAGAATATAAAATAGCAACTTTTGATATTGATTTTAATATAAGGGATAATGTAACATGATCCTCACTAGAGAAATACTTATTAAGATAAACGAATCAAATTACTCTTATTACGAAGAGTTAGGATATGATGTGAGTATCGGAGAAACATTAGAAATTCCGATAGAACTACTATCGACAGGAAGTCATTATAAAATCGAATGTAAATGTGATGGTTGTGGAATTCACAAGGACGTAATTTTCAAGAATTATGTAAAATACGGAAATAGATGGGGGGAGTACTTTTGTAGAAAATGTTCTGAGTCAAAAAGAAAGGCTACGCTTGTTAAAAATTTTGGTGTTGAATATCCAATCCAAAATAAGGAAATCAAAAAGAAAATTGAAACTACTATGATCCAAAAGTTTGGAGTCGATAACCCTTCAAAATCCAAAGAGATTATAAGTAAAAAAATCAAAAATTAAAATTCAATAAATGAAAATATAAATCCATATCTTACCATAAATTTATCTCCAAGGATCAAAAATGAATTGTTTTTGAGAATACTTTCTCTTTTGTTTTCTTGACTCCCATATGTGATTACTAAACCTCTTCTCCAATTTTTGTTTGGTTTGACCTACATACCTAACTTGGTCCGTCACTGGACATTTCAATACATAAATATAATACATTCTTTATATATTAAAATTCAAATTCTGTAGATTCTCCACCCGCTTGTGCTCCTCCCTGTGCTGGTGCCTGTGCTCCACCAGCTTGAGCTCCACCTTGTGCTGGAGGTGTTGCTTGTGCTCCACCACCTTCAATTGGTGCTGCTTGTGCTCCACCACCTTCCATCGGAGCCGCTCCGCCCTCTAAACCACCCCCTTCTGGTGCTGTAGCAGCGCCCGCGCCTTTAGATTTAATCCAATACGCTTTGTTTTCCTCTTTTTCCTCAGGTGTCAATTTAAGTATTTTATCAACAAGATAATCTATGTGGAAATAAGGCTGACCTTCTGCAGTTTGAATTCCCAATAGCGTGGACAATAAACCAGCTCTCTTTTCAAAATTACCTAATTTTTTCCATTCTTCGAATAATTGATTGGAATAAAAAACTATATCAATTTGATTCAAAAAAACCTCATCATCCTTTAATTCTGGAAATTCTACCAACATTTGAAGCTTTATTGGTTTAACAATGATTTCTTTGTAATTTGCTCTCAAACGACTTATGAAGTTATTAAATTTAACCTCATCTCTAGTCATAGAAGCAGCATCATCAAATACTGTACCTCCACCGTTTTCTTTATCAAATCTTTGGAAAGGAATTTTAGAAGCTCTTTTCAAGGCATTATAGAACCAAGTGAGCATATCATTCTCATTTAGATTATGACCTTCTGGACTCACAAGTTCCATAGCTGGTGTACCAGCATCACCCTCTGGGAACCAAATTTGTTTATTATAGGGTAAGTGTTTTTTTCCATTGATAGAAACAGTTCCTAAAGTATCATCCCACTCAATTTCTTCTGAATAATCAGCAATCAATTGACCAATCTGTTCTTCAGCACGTTGTCTTGGTAATCCCTTGATTGGGATTGTAAACTTTTGGTAAATTGTAGCATTTATAATGTTAAACATTATTCTCGTTTGTTCAAGAATCTTGAGTTGATTATATGGTCTAATCAAACCCTCAATATAGGAAGTTTCCGAATAATCATTTTGAGTTGAATAAGATATAAAAACTATTTGAGAATCTAAAAATATTCTTCTAAGTTGAGGATCTTCTGGAAATTGAATCCACAGATTACCAATTGCAGGTTCGTAAGCAGGAACTAATGTTTCTGGTCTTAGTCTATTGAAATTTATGATGTTTTTCTTTTTATCATCCCAAACAATTTCCAAAGCGACATATCCATCAATTAGGTAATCCCTCATCATATTCCAAGCCGTGATACCATCAGAAAATCCAAACTTGTTATAAATTTTTTCGAAATATTCTTGATACTTATCTTTTATTTCTTGCGGATACTCATTTGACAAAGGTTTTGGTGAGCAGAAATCTTGATCATCATTATAATCGACTGCTTCATCACAAACCGCGGACAAAAAATCTCTCAACTCATCTTTAATTGAATATTCTCTGAGGATTCTTCTTTTATCTGCATACGATCTATCAAGATAAGGGATTGATTTCTTATTCAATACAGCAGCTACAGCTTTCTGTGAAAAGAAGTCATACATTGAATTATTTTTCTGTGAATATGGATCTTCATTTATGTTTACACCGACAGTGTTTCTGATGATCATGTCATCATATTTCATACCGAAACTTGATAAACTTCTGAGTAATCTATTGAATAAACCCTTATTTTCAACGGAGGATGCTAAATTTGCCGCAGATTGTGATTGTTGGTTTAATGGATTATAACTTCCTGCCATTTAAATTCAAATGTATTTGATTTATATATTATAAAACGAGGTTCGTAATTTTAAGTCCTTCCATATTTTGAAATACTACTCTGTAGTCGTTTTATGTGATTTTTCAACACTTTATAATTTTCATTTATATCATCAGATATTTCATAAAAATCATTTATAAGTGATAAAGACATTTCCTTATCTCTTTGTTGTTTAGTTTTAAGTTTTACTTTCCATATATCATAAAGTTTAATTGGGTCATATTTGTTGATTGGGTGGCCCGAATAGAGAAACGTTGGTAATTTTTTCATATTGATTCTATGACATAATACTAGCTGTTCCATATTATATTCCCTTATTGCATACTCAAATCCATATCTCAACAATTTTTTGTATGTTTCTTGAAAATCAGCCTTTAGTGGTAAATCTTGGTCCATATTTTGATCAATTATAAATTGGTCAAAAAAACTTGCCCTAACTTCTATTGGTATAAGGTTCAAATTGATTGCTAATACTATGACTAGATTTTCGAATTTTCTGAATTCAATAGTAAAGACCGGTGAATATCTTATCCAGTTGGAATCATCTTTATAGTGGAAGAAATAAAATCTTCCCATTTGTAAATCCTGAACCCTAACACTCTGAACGTTGGAATCAGATTTAGAATATTTATTGTAAAAATATAATGAATTATTCTTGAAATTATCAGCTACTCCTCTACCATATTCCAATAAAGATAACTTAACTCTGTCCAACAGTGCCCCCATAATGAATATATATTCCAAAAGTTAGAGATCGTATGTTAAATAGTGCTCCGACCAAACAAGGTAAATATAAACAAGGATTATTCACTCCAAAAAATAAGGATAAAATAATAAAACTAAATACCCAAGGTGGTTTATTTTATCGTTCAGGATTGGAACTCAAAATGATGGTTTACTTAGATAATAACCCGAACATCATTCATTGGGGTGCTGAACATCTAAGAGTACCATATACTAAAACTGAGTGGGTTTCGGAAAGTCAAGAATTCAGGACTACCGAACATAGTTATTATCCAGATTTCTATTATGAATTACAAAAAGCAAATGGTGAGGTTTCAAGGGTAGTAGCAGAAGTTAAACCAGCAAGTGAAACTAAAGAGCCTAAATTAGCAGAAAATCCCACCTCTAAACAATTAAAAAACTTTGAATATGCTCTAAAAATGTACAATAAGAATCTTAGTAAATGGAAACATATGATTGAATATTGTGAGAGAAAAGATTTCAAATTTATTATAATCACAGAAGAACACCTTGGATAAAAATCCAAAAATAAATAAGTATATAAACAAACACTGATAGTAAATTATACCAATTTATAATGATGTTATTTTTTGTCCACAATGATAGAAATTTACCTGTTTCAATTATTAATAATGTGATATAGAAAATTCTAAGGGGTGTGAAAAACCCAATCGGAATCGAAATAATATTTATTATTTTTGAAATAAAAAATACAAATAATTGTAAGTTGTTGACTTGTAAAAAGTCCTTACTGTATATCACAGCTTTCTTTTTAAATTGGATCCATTCGACCCATATGAATAATAGTGAAAGACTGTAAAAAAAGCTCAGCATAGATTATTTTGTAATTAAATAGAATGAAGTCCCATACCATCATTAGACGATTCAATAGATATCAATCTAATCTGATGCTCACTATCACCCTTTTTCTTATATAATTCATTGAACCCCTTTGCTAACCCCCTTTTAAAAATTTCCGTGAAATAAGCAAATGCATTATCTGATTTTTCCTCGTTGAAATTATACCAATTCGAAAACATATCTAATAGACCAGATTGATAACAATCCATTCTATCATCATTGCTATAATACCTCATTTTTTTTATTGTCCTCTTTGCTAGAGTTTCTAACATTAGTTTGGACTTTCTAGTTAATTTTCCCTGAGCCTTTGATATAATTATTTCTACAAATAGATCCTTATTTTGGAGATACATAAATGAAATTATTTTTTAAGAACATTGTTCTTTAAATTAATTTCTTTCATGTTATATCTTCATAAATAGAATTGTTTAAAA